GAGCAGACCGAGCAGCATCGTCGGGACGCTGCGGAATGGGATGCTAAGTCCGCCAGGTGGCGGTATGAGGACGCGAAGGCGTCCGGTAAGTTTTCGGAGGCTGTCGAAGGCGCCGGGCCTGGCGCCAAGTGGCTCCTCGAGATTCTTCGCGGCATTCGTGGCCGCTGATCTCCGGGTAGGAGATTTTGAGGGCGCTGAGGCGCCCTTTTTTTTCCCCTGCCGAGCATGTTTTTTTGTATTTGAGATTCTTCGGTTTCGGCTTTTGCCGTTTTTGCTTTTGCATTTTTTGATTCTTCTTTTTTCTTTTTTGCTTTTTTTGTTTTGTTTTTTTTGCTTTGGATTTTTCTTTTTAATTAGGTTCCGTCGGTTTCGTTCTCGAAACCGATGGTCTTTCAGAGAGGATATTTATGGCGAAGGCTAAGGGTTTTGTAGTTGCGCCGCTTCATGTGGCGGATCGACCCAGGGCAACGGGGCCTGTGGTGTTTCGTACTGCGTACGGGCCGAAGGCCCGTGTCGCGGTGGTGTTCCCGGAAGGGACTGGTCGCACCCGGCAGTCGTTCAAGGCCGAGTGCGATATCAACAACATCATGGCCAAGTTCATGAAGACCGGTGTGCTCGAGTTCACGAATCGGAACGAGCCGCGGTATGCGGACGTGACCGGGATTCAGTATCAGGCGGCCATGGAGTTGGTTGCGTCGGCTCGCTCGATGTTCGAGGAGCTGCCGAGCGCGCTGCGCGCGCGGTTCGAGAACGAGCCGTCGAAGTTCCTCGATTTTGTCCAGGACGAGGCGAATGCCGAGGAGCTGGTGAAGTTGGGATTGGCGAAGTCGAAGGGCTTGACAAAGCCGGACATTCGTGAGACAATGGTCGGACAAGGAGGTAGCGACCATGACGGACGAGGACGTGTTGTTCGAGGTTCGGAAGGCGATGCGAGCGTTGCGAAGGGTGGAGACTCGGATTTTGTCGGATCGAAGGCAGGCGAAGCGGATCGCGGCAAGGCGAGCGGAGCATGAGGAGTTGAGGAGCCTGGCGGAGGAAGCCAGGGCTCAGAGAGCTCTTTCGGAGGAGGGGTAGGCACAGTTAGTCCTTGGTGTAACTGTGCCTGCTGACACCAAGGGTGTTTTCGGGTACGGTGTCAGCAGTTTTTTAAGGAGGTGGTCATGAAGCGGTACCGGATGGGCAGGTCGGCAAGCCGGAGGGACTTCTCGAGGAATGCCTCGAGGACGCACCGCAAGAACTTCAACACGGGCAGTCCGATGCGTGGCGGCATCAGGCTGTAGTGCCCTGCTACCACCCCTTGCGCGCGTGGCGTGAACGTCGCCCTGGCAAGGACGGCGAGCGGGGGGTGGTGTTTTCTCGTCGGCTCGCTAAGAGATGGGCCGAGGAGATACCGATTCCTTGTGGTCAATGCATTGGGTGCCGCTTGGAGAGGTCCAGACAATGGGCTATCCGCTGCATGCATGAGGCCTCGTCGCATGCGGAGAATTCGTTCTTGACGTTGACCTACCGGCCCGAGGCGTTGCCCGAGGGTGGTTCGCTTCGTCCGCGGGACTTCACGTTGTTCATGAAGCGGCTTCGGAAGTTCTACGGCCGCGAGCGGATCAGTTATTTTCAGTGTGGAGAGTACGGTGAGAAGCTTTCTCGGCCTCATCATCACGCGTGTGCTTTCGGTGTTTGGTTCCCTGACCAACGTCTCTATAAGCGTGGGGCTGACGGTTCACCCCTTTTTCAGTCTGAAGTTCTCGATTCACTATGGGGACACGGCAGCTGCCTTGTCGGAGCAGTCACATTCGAGAGTGCGGCGTACGTCGCCAGGTACTGCGTTGCCAAAGTGACGGGGCCTGAGGCCGCGGGATGGTATACGCAGGTCGATGCCGACACGGGTGAGATTAGGGACCTGGTGCCGGAGTATGTGACGATGTCTCGGCGGCCGGCAATCGGCTGGCAGTGGTATCAGGAGTATGGAAAGGAGGTGCGGCAGCACGATTCGGTGGTTATGCGTGGTCGGGAAATGTATCCGCCGCGGTTCTACGACAAGCTCCATGAGGAGCTTGACAAGGACGCGCACGAGCTCGTGAAGAACGAGCGGCAGGCGCGAGCTCGAGCACGGAAGGCCGATTCAACGCCTGAGCGGTTGGCCACCCGTGAGAAGGTCAAGAAAGCCCAGGTATCTACCCTACGGAGGTCTTTGTGATTCACAACGTGTATTCGATTTACGATATCAAGGCGCTGGCTTTTCTGCAGCCGTTTTTCTCGTTGAATGACCGAACGGCGTGTCGTGCCGTGGGTGCGGTCGTGAACGATGCGGGGACGCTGCTGGCGAAGCACCCGGAGGACTTCGTGCTGTTTCACGTGGGCGAGTACGAGGACACGAAGGGGTTGCTCTCGGGCAAGCCGGTGCCCACCCAGGTGTGCATGGTCGCGGTGCTCCGCGATTCTTCCAACGTGAAGGAGGTGTCTAGTGAAGCAGCGTAGCGTTATGAAGCACCAGTTTTCGAGGGTGCCGCAGGCGGAAATCCCGCGTTCGACGTTCGACCGGTCGTTCGGTCATAAGACGACGTTCGACGCGGGTTACCTGGTGCCGGTGTTCCTGGACGAAGCGGTGCCGGGGGATACCTTCAAGGTGGACGGCACGATGTTCGGGCGCTTGGCGACGCCGATCTTCCCGATCATGGACAACATGTTCCTGGATACGTTCTTCTTCGCGGTGCCGATCCGCCTGGTGTGGGACAACTGGCAGAAGTTTAACGGCGAGCAGACCGATCCGGGCGACTCGACGGATTTCACGGTGCCGCAGATGGTGAGCACGGCGGGCACCGGGTACGCGGTGGGGTCGCTTCACGACTATATGGGGATTCCCACCGGCGTGGCGGGGTTGACGCACAGCTCGCTGTTTCACCGTGCGTACAACCTGATCTACAACACGTGGTTCCGGGACCAGAATCTTCAGGATTCGGTGGTCGTGGATCGGGACAATGGGCCGGATGCGCCGACGGACTACGTGCTGTTGCGTCGTGGCAAGCGTCACGACTACTTCACCTCGGCGTTGCCCTGGCCGCAGAAGGGCGACGCGGTTTCGATTCCGCTCGGTTCGACGGCGCCGGTGCTCGGGATCGGCAAGTCGAACCAGGGGTACGGCAGCGGGACGTCGAACTACGAGACCGACGGGACGGGGACCAGGGCGTACGCGAGTTCGGTGGATATCGGAGCTGGGGGGAACAACCTGTTCCGTGTCGAGGAGGATCCGAACAACACGGGGTTCCCGAATATCCGCGCGGACTTGACGAACGCGACGGCCGCGACGATCAACCAGCTGCGCCAGGCGTTCCAGGTGCAGAAGATCCTCGAGCGGGACGCTCGAGGTGGGACTCGCTACACGGAGATCGTGAAGGCGCATTTCGGGGTGACGTCTCCCGATGCGCGTCTGCAGCGTCCCGAGTACCTTGGCGGGTCGTCGGCTCCGATCATCATGCAGACGGTGCCGCAGATGTCGGCGACCGACGCCGCGGTGTCGCCGCAGGGGAATCTGGCGGCGTACGGGACGGTGGTCTCGCAGCGCAACGGTTTTACGATGTCGTTCACCGAGCACTGCCTCATCATCGGGCTGGTGTCGGTGCGCGCGGACCTCACGTATCAGCAGGGTCTGCCGCGGATGTTCTCGCGGCTGACGCGGTTCGACTTCTACTGGCCCGCGCTCGCGCATATCGGCGAGCAGTCGGTGCTGCAGAAGGAAATCTTCGCTTCGGGTGTGACGGCGGAGGACGATACCGTGTTTGGGTATCAGGAACGGTATGCAGAAATGAGGTACAAGCCCTCGCAGATTACGGGGCTGTTCCGGTCGACCGCGGCGAGCTCGCTCGATTCGTGGCACCTATCGCAGGAGTTTGCGACGGCGCCGCTGCTGGATGCGGATTTCATCGTGGAGAATCCGCCGGTCGATCGGGTGATTGCGGTTCCCGCGCAGCCGCACATGCTGTTCGACAGCTATTTCCGGATGCACTGCGCGCGGCCGATGCCGGTGTTCGGGATTCCCGGGCTGATCGATCACTTCTAAGGAGCTCGTCATGTGGGTTCCGGCGGAGATCGTCGAGTACGGCGTTGTCTTCTCCATCTTGCCGCTGATTCTTGGCGGTCTTGCTGGAGGGCTTCTCGCCGGTGGTGCCGGTGCCGCGGCGGGTATCGCCGCGGGTGGTGCTTTTTCAGCTGCTCAGATTTCCCGGCAGTCCGCTCAGGAGCAGATGGCGTTTCAAGCGGACATGTCGGGGACCGCTCATCAGCGGGAGGTTGCCGATCTGAAGGCCGCCGGGTTGAACCCGATTCTTTCGGGTACGGGCGGCCATGGTGCGGTGACTCCAGCTGGTGCTGGTTATTCGTCTCCGAATGTTGGCGAGGCCGGTGCGAATGCGTACATGGCCTACAAGATCAACAAGGAGACTGCGAAGCTCCTGAAGGCTCAGGAGTTCCAGGCCGGTCAGGCCGGGTGGCGTGATATCGCCACGCGTGAGGCGCAGCTGAAGCAAGCCGGGTTGTTGCATACCCAGGAGCAGACCGAGCAGCATCGTCGGGACGCTGCGGAATGGGATGCTAAGTCCGCCAGGTGGCGGTATGAGGACGCGAAGGCGTCCGGTAAGTTTTCGGAGGCTGTCGAAGGCGCCGGGCCTG